ATAAATCGTAATCTCTTAAATATTGCCCTTGTGCAGAAAAGGGCAGAGAATTTATAAAAATTTGTTTATCTTGTTCGGATAAATAGTAATATACTTGAAAATCCATTATACACTATGTTTTCGCTATTAAATATTGATTCTTAGAAATCCAATTTCACCTTCAAAAGAGCTTCCCTAGTGAAACTTTTTTGTAGAGGCTTTGACAGTTTAGCTACTGCAAGTAATTCATAAGAATCAGAATACATACCTACTGTTGTAATATACACTTTAGGATCATTTATAAAAGTAGGTTGAGCAAAATCTCCCTCTGAACCAGTTATAAAAGTTGGATTATTACTAAAATTATATCTATCATTTCTAACTCTGACAAAATAATGAGTAGATTTTACTTTTTCAGAACTTCTAGCTTGGAATCCTAAATAATCTCCTGATAAATCTTGAAATTTAGCAGACCCGGACATAGACCTATACAATTTAAAGGCATTATCTCCGGCAACTTCAGAACCAGAAACTGTACCAAATGAAGCTGACTTGTCTAAGGCTGCCCCATCCATCACAATAATACCTAAATTTGGATATACTAAACCGAATTTTTTAGGATTAGTAGGATTATGTATGCCAGATTCTAAAGATCCTGATACTAAATTATAAACTTTACCAGCTGTAGTTACAGATGCGGGATTAGATTTTGAATCGTCTATTAGTCTTAAATACCTACCATTTCCGGCTAATCTTACATTTGAACCAGTATGAGTGGCATTACTTCCAGGACCTGCTATAAATTGAGAACCAGATAAATGAGCTAAATTAATCTCTAAAGTGCCTACATCTAAGGATTCTCTCAATCTAGCTCTATTTACATTAATAACATAAATACTATCAGAAGTTTTTCCATTGATTGTAAATTTCCTTTCTCCGGGATCTAAGCACAATTGTTTATATTGTCCATAAATAGCTCTAGTTGGCGTATCATTTATTTGACCACCTTCATCAGCCGATCCGGAACCATTGTATTGACCATAAGCAATACTAAATTGGGCTTCTGAACCTAATGCGTTTGAAGAGCTATTAAATATTTCATAATAATACCTCTTTTGTGTGGCCGTTTGTCCGGAAGATGTAAAAAAGGTAGTTAGATTACCGTCATTATTAGAAAACAAGGCTCTAGTAATTACTTCCTCTTGGTTAGGTACAATATCGGCTGTATTGAATGTAGTAAATATATCTGTGTTTGCCATTTTTTAATTTATTATTTATTCAGTTATACCAGCTCCAGGAGTTGTTCCTGTAGTAATTCTATTCACTGTTATGCTAATTGATACTCTACCTCCTGTTTCATTTCCTACAATTGATAACGTAGCTTTTCTTTGATTTAAAGTAGAACCTTTTGCTTTTAATGTGAAAGCAAGTCCTGTAACACTTATTGCTTGAGCTGCTTCGGTGTCTGTGATTACTCTAGGAGTTGAAGGAGCTACATCTTGACCATTATTTTGAGCAGGAGTTCTAGTAACACCAACAAAAGAAGCTACATCGCTATCAGATAAAGTTGCAGTATATCCAAAAGTAGTATTTCCGCCTTCGAAGTTAATAGTTCTTGGAGAGATTGTAATTTCTTCTCCGTTAGTTAGAGTTACTGCTGTTTGACCTACAGATATAATAGGTATTCTAACTGTTCTTTTTGGTAATGTAACTAACTTATACTTCATCATTTGAGTTTCATCCACTACAGCTTCGGTTAGTGGCATGTTCTCTAATGTAATGCCATAATATGCTGTGCCTAGTGGATGATCTGTGTTCCACAATGAATAGTCAATTTCATCATCAGCTAATGCAAAATGTGTGATTTGAAACTCATTTCTGCCTCTTGCGAGTAATTCCCGTCCTCTACGGGTTAAAATAGCATCTACTGTTATTTGGTTATTATTTAGGTATCCCATTTTGTTTGTTTTATAATAAATACTTTGAAATATAATATTTTAAACTATTATTTGATTTGCGCTAACTTCTCTATATTCTACTACCGGTCCACCATCAATTGTATCTGTTGTGTCTACATTAAAATCCAATCCGGTTAATTTACAGCCAGTAAATCTAATTCTATTAGATACAGAGTCTTCTACGTATTGGTAATTAGCGGGTACTAAGGAAGATGAGTAGTAATTTTTAGTGTTTATCAATATTGCTAAATTTAAATTTTTTTGATATTGTGAAGAATAATTTACGGCGGTACTAGATGAATAATGATATACTACTTTATTATATTTTAAATTAGATCTTTCAGATTGTATAATAGATTGAGTAACATATGAACTATTCCTATAAATGTTTCCAGCATCATTTATTACATACTGATTTTTATATAAATATTCTTTTAGCTGTAATTTAGTTAATGTAGAATTGAAATTATGGAAACTAGATGATAAAACATAATTATATGAATTATTAGCATTATAAAAATTATTGATATTAAAATTAGTAACTTTTCCCACTATATCTTCTATCTTATAAAATGAGGAATCCAATTTAAAATCATTAGATATTACATTTGTATTTCCATCATAAAAATTAATCTTTCTTCTATTTAATGTTCTATTCTTATATGTTCCATTTCTTTTAAATCTATATGCAATGTTTTCTTCTGTAGATCCACTTCCATGTAACACATTTCCTATAAACGATGCATGTCTATTTAAAGTTGCATTTGATTCATTTAATTTTCTTTCATCATCAAAATAGTATAAAGATTCCATGTTTGATGTAATATCATTTTCTTCATTTGTATTAAGTAGATGTATATTACCTTTTACATGTTCTAATGTTCCTAAATCTGAAATAGAGTATATGTTTGACATGTCTCTATTTATTTCTGAGATGTCTATTAGATTTTCATATTTGTATAAGTAAGTTTCCCCGCCGAATTCATACAAATTGCCTTTTTGATTTACTTTATGAGAATCTAAATCTGAAAATATTAAAGAATAATCTCCATAATAATTTAATGTCGATGTTATTTTTTCATGTTTAAAATCTGGGGTAATAGCAATAGGTAATTCTGATTTATATTTCCTGTACTCTAATTCTAAATCAGGAGGCATTTCCGTACTTGTGCTATATTTTATTTGTTCAAAATCCGGTACTATATCAAATTCTAAAGATGATGTATATTTTTTGTGTGATATTTCAACCGGAGGAGCGTAGCTTATAGAACCTGTGTATAAAATATATTCTCCTACCTGACTATCTGTTTTTATAATTGTTTTCTCATATTGTGGATTAGTTAGAGATGGATTTTTTCTAGCAACTTTAGCTCTCTCTAATACATTTTCTTCCAATAAGATTCCCGCTATAAGATTTGCTCTAGCTGGAACTAATTGTTTTATCTGCTCAAATATAGAATAATCATACAACGAAAATATCTCTATGTACTTGTTGTAATTATTTCTGTTTTTATATTTTTTCCAATAATTTTCCCTGTTTAGCCTAAGATTATTATACTCATCTCTATATAAATCGGAAGGATCTCCAATTAAATTATCTAAATCTATACCTCCATATTGATTTGATATATCTCTATTTACTTGATCTGTTGGACTAAATACTACAGCTAATTTATTTGAATCTACAGGGTCTGTATCAAAAGTATTTATTTGAACTCTTTTTTCTGAGGATAGTTGGTTTGTATAAAAAGATTCTTCTATTCGTATTTTATCACTTTTAACTATACTCGCACCAATTGAAGGAGAATAGCTGTAATAAATTTCTGAATATGGCTTGTATTGATTTTCTTGGGAACCCGTAAAACCTATAAAACTAGCAGTTGTATATTGTGATTTTACTCTATTTGGATGACTTGATGATACAAACCTATATGTAGAATGATCATATCTGAGAGCATCTACGCCCATTGGATAAAATCTATTTAACGTATCAAAAGATGAAGTGTAAGAAGAACCATGATATGCAGCAGGGTTAAGTGTATGTTCTTCAAATATTTTTTCAGAATATATATCACTATAATCTTTATAAGCTTGTAAAAATCCTCTATATCTACTAGAATTTACTCCTGCAAATTGACTTCCTGTAGAACCTCCTAATATTATATTATGAGGTGTAGATAAGGAACTAGTTGATCCCCATGCAAATGATATATCAGCTGACGAAGTTACAACCATAGATCCAGAAAAACTAATCCAATTCTCAAAGTCACCACTAGATTTTTTCCACTCTATGTGTATAGAACCTGTTTTTTTAGTATTCGATATATTTCTATCTGTATATATTCGAACATTCCAAGCATCTCCGTCAAAAAAAGGATAGTATTTAGATTGTATTGTTTTTATTGTGAAAGAAGATGTTGAATTTGAAGTACTTTGAGCGCTTTTATATCTTAAATAGCCATAAGCATAACTACCACTCCTTGATGAAGTAGAAAATGCTCTGTAACTTACTAGCTCTAAATTATTATATACTTTGTTACTATTTTTAGAATCTTCTATAGACCATAAACTCATACTAAGGCTAGATGAATTTGTTGTCCTAAATCTAAATTCCGATACACGAGGTGCAGAAACCTGATTTTCATTTGGAGGGATTGATTGTCCCCCCGGAATTTTTACAAATTGATTTCCGTCAAATTTTAGTAAATACTGATATCTGTAACTTTTATGCGTCGGGTTGTACTTAGGAGGTCTTGCTCCACCGTATTCCTTTATGCTAATTAATGTCTGAGGTATTCCATATATAGACAATAGCGTTTTTAAACTACGTTCTGTGCCCTTTGTTTTTAAAAGAGTCGGTATGTTATTTACTATTCTTCTCCAAATCTGATGTGTGAGATATTCATGAGCCTGAGAAGCTAAAGTACCGGTTTCTAAAAAACTTCCTGTATTATCAGTACCTAGTTTATATAGCCAAAGATTACTTAATTGATATCCATTATTTACTTCCCATCCTAATGATTTCGCATAAGTTTTTAAAAGCTCATTAGGAATTCCTCTTTTAGGATGTTCATCTCTTCTATGAATAGAAGTAAGTTCTTTAGTAAAAGCGTATAAATTATCAAAATGCTGTCCTATCATATCAAGAAAAACAAAATATTCAGAGTTGTCTGGATTGTTTACGATATGACCAGGAGTAGCTTCATATAAGGTGTTGTAATTTCTACTATCGAATCTACTAGCTTTTGATAAAGAAGATGAATACCAATAATTGTATGCAGAAGATGTTATATGATAGTTATAATACTTATTGTTTGATATATACTTAGGAGCCGGGGTAATGCTTCCTGTTATATCATAAGAAAAAATACTACCGGACGAATAATACAAATAATTCTCGAATTCATCAAAACTATTTTTAACTTGGTAAGACCTTTTTATTATTTTGTTATAATCAGCAATACCAAACAGACTCCCCGAACCGTTGCTATTTTTTATCGCATTACTTTGGCTATT